GTCCCGCCGTCGAAGCAGGTGAGAGTCTGGGTTTTCTTCCCGGCGAGCTGGAAGAGAAGTTTGACCCGTATCTGCAACCGTTCAAGGACGTGCTTATCCAGCGTCTCGGGAAGGGCGCCTTCGAGTATCACCTTCGCATGGGCAACATCGAGGCGGCGCCACTCGCTTACATGCGCGGGCGCACCTTCAAGAACGCGTGGGTGATTCTCGACGAGGCGCAGAACACCACGGTCAAGCAGATGAAGATGTTCCTGACCCGTGGCGGTGAAGACTGCAAGATGATCGTCAACGGCGACATCCAGCAGGTTGACATCAAGGAACCTTCCGGGCTGGCTGACGCTGTGAAGCGCGTCTCCTACATCCCGGCAGTGAAGATCGTCGAGTTCGCTCAAGGCGACGTGGTGCGTTCCGGGTTGACCCAGGAAATCGTCGAAGCCTACGAAAGGGTGGCGGCATGAGCGAAGTGCTTCCGAAGGCGTAACCGGCGAAGCCCCAAGATTGGGGCTTTCCCTTCTCTTGGGGCCGGGTGTTGCTTCTATAAGTAAATAAGATAGAATCAGTCAGTCATACCTGACATACAAACGGAGAGGGGCGCGGCCCCAAGAGACGCGATGCGTGAAGATTCATTTTTCGGAGGGGAGTTCAGGCGGGAGTTCTACGAACTGCTGGCGATCAGCCACATCCCGCTCAAAGCCCTGCGCCGGGAAGCCGAGCTGTTCGGCAAGAAGTGGTTTGACTACCGGCCCTGGCACCCGACCAAGGCGACATATTACCTCGCTCAGTGCTACAGCAAGGCATACGGGAAATTCCTGTCCCAAGCAAAAGACCTGGGGATGATCTGGTCGAAAGGCTTCAAGGGGCGGGATTTCGTCGACTCGCGGGAGAAGACGAGTTTCTGGAACCTGCGGCAGAAGTGTGACGAGCACGGCATCCGCTACGACTTCGCGATGCGCTTCGCGATGGAGTGGTGCCTGCGGCGTGGCTGGAAGCAACCACCGCGACCGGCGCACATCGCGACCGATGCCGAACTGTGGCTAGACTTGCTCAACGCGTGGGAGCTGGAGCAGCGGGGGAAGTTTCAGTTTGCAGACCATCCGCGTTACCGCGTGCAGAACTATGTGGGCGCACCCGACCAGCAGGCGTATGAGGACCGGATTGTGAAAATGGTCAAGCGCTGCCCGGTGCGCGAGTTCGCGCTGCACACGGCGATGTATCTGCGGGATGCAATTCGCATCGAGCGGGCGATTCGCGAGTTCGGTCAGGCAACAGTATTCGGCGCAATTCATTGCGCCTCATGAATCAGTCATAGCTGACTGTATAGTTGGTTTTCGCCCATATGGGCACTTTAACACAACCCAGGAGCATCACCTTGCTTTCCCAAAACTATGACGCAGTGCGTCGTGAACAAGCAGCAGAAGGTCAACGTATGGCACGCACCGAAGGCACGCTTCACCGCAAGGGGCCGAAGAAGCCGCAACAGGGCAACGCACAACGCAAGCCCGAGCTGAAGGGGCACGAGTTCTTTCTGAAAGAGCTGGAGAAGTCCGGCGCCCGCATCAGCGTCCTGTTTCTCGACCAGGACCATGAAGTCATTGGCACCGTCATGCACAGCGACAAATACACCATCACCCTCCGCACCAACACCACGATCGGCCAGCGCGACGTGGTGTTCTTCAAGAGCGCCATCAAGGGCTTCTATCCGCTCGATCTGCGGGCCAAAGAGCCAGCCGACACGGACACGACCGTCCACTAAAGCGGGGCGCGGTCTGCGCCATTCTTGATACGTGCAGGAGAGAGGAAGTGACGGAAGCAGTGGCAGAGAAAGAAGAGGCAGTGAAGTTCGAGTTTGATGAGGATTTCCAGTCGAAGCTCGCAACCCACGCCCTGAAGGACTTGGACTTCATGCGTCAGGTCGGGCACGTGCTGAAGCCCGACTACTTCGAGAACGTGGGGGAGGCGCATCTGGTCTCGATCGCGAGCGAGTTCTACAGCAAATACAGCACGACGCCGGATTCGGCGACGTTGATGAACCTGCTGAAGGAGAAGAAGGCCAGCGGCGTGATTCGCCCGGAGACGATGCCCGCTGTCGTGAGTGCCTACAAGAAGGCGCGCGACAACATCATCACGGGTGGCGCATATGCGGCCGAGAAGGTGGCCGAGTTCGTGCGGCACCAGGCGCTCGCGAAGGCGATTCTCGACTCCATCCCGATGCTGGAGAAGAAGCGCTACAACGATGTCGAAGAGCTGATCAAGAAAGCCAATCAGGTCGGCGCGCTGATGCAGACCGATGTCTACGACTACTTCGGCAACATCAAGCAGCGCACCGAAGTGCGTCACGACAAGGCGATGGGCAAGCTGCCGCCGACCGGCATTTCGACCGGCTCGTTGCAGCTCGACAAGCTCCTGTATCACGGCGGTTGGGGTCGGAAAGAGCTGACGGTCCTGATGGGCGGTGCGAAGGCCGGTAAGACGACCGCGCTCATCAACTTCGCACAGGCGGCTGCGCTCGCGGGCCTAAAGGTGCTCTACATCACCCTCGAAGTGTCGAAGGAGATTATCAGCGAGCGTCTGGACGCGTGTGTCTCCGACACGGCGGTCACCGATCTCCTGAAGCACATCAAGGAAGTCGAAGCGCGCATCGAGGCGGCTGGTGGGAAGGCGGGTCTGCTGAACATCGCAGAGTATCCGACCGGCTCGCTGACGCCGAAGGGCCTGCGTCACCTGATCGAGAAGGAGAAGGCGAACGGGATCAAATACGACATGATCGTCGTCGACTACGGCGACATCATGGCGCCGGACTATCGCACGAACGATCCGATCGAAAACTCGAAGAGCATCTTCGTGGGCCTGCGCGCGATTGCGTTCGAAGAGAACGCGGCACTGCTGACCGCGACCCAGACCAACCGGGAAGGGTTCAAGTCGGTCGTGGCAAAGGCCGAACACGTCGCCGAAGACTTCAACAAGATTCGAATCGCCGACTTGGTGATCTCGCTCAACATCACGGACGAAGAGCGCGACAACAACGAACTGCGCCTCTACTTCGCGGCGTCGCGTAACCAGGCGGGCGGCTTCACGGTGCGGATCAAGCAAGACCTGTCGAAGATGAAGTTCCTGCAAGCCGTTCTGGGCGTCGAGTGATGGAGCGCAATCGGGAGCTTGAGGAAGCACTTGAGCAGATAGACCTTGAGGCGTGGCTGGATGCCGAGGGCTTCCGATACAAACGGACGCGCGGCACCAAGGGTGTGCAACTCAACGTCAAGACGTGCCCGTGCTGCGGGAAGGATAGCTGGAAGGTCTACCTGAACGCGGACACGGGCCTCGGGAACTGCTTTTCGTGCGAAGAGAAGTTCAACAAGTGGAAGTTCATCAAGCACGGGATCGGCGCAGCGACCGCGCGTGACGCGGTGGAGCACGTCAAGAAGTTCGCGATGGAGCAGGGCTGGCGCCCGTTGCAGCGGGAAGCGGCAGCAACCATGCAGCCGGTCAGACTGAAGATACCGGAGTCGTATGTGCTGCCGATCTCGGGCCGGAATCTGAGGTATCTGGAGGATCGCGGCATCAGCAGCGACTACGCCAAGTATTTCGGGCTGCGCTTCTGTCAGCGCGGCAAGTTCTGGTTCTCGGACCCGGACGGCAACAACCGGTATCAGGACTACTCAAAGCGCGTGATCATCCCTGTCTTCGATCTGGACGGCAAGATGGTCACGTTCCAGGGGCGCGACATCACGGGCACGTCCGACAAGCGGTATCTGTTCCCGCCAGGACTCGCGTCAACGGGCGCGCACCTTTACAACGGGCACAACGTGATCGGTGCGTCGCACGTGGTCGTAGGGGAGGGCGTATTCGACGTTGCTGCAATCCGAATCGCGCTCGACGAGAAGTCCGAGACGCGCGAAGTTGGAGCGGTCGGGAGCTTCGGTAAGCATCTGTCGGAAGGGGATGAGGAAAGCCAGCTCGCGAAGTTCGTTGCTCTGAAGGAGAAGGGGCTGCGCATTGTGACGTTCATGTGGGACGGCGAAGCTGCCGCGCTCGATGCTGCGGTGACTGCGGCCATGAAGGTGAAGAGCGTCGGGCTGACGACGCGGGTCGCGATGCTGCCGAAGGAGAAAGACCCGAACGAAGTCCCGGCAGAGGTTGTGCGCGCCGCTTTCTGGAAGGCGGAAACCATCACGTCGCTCGCTGCTGCCGCGAAGCTCAAGGCAATGTCGCGCTTCGCCTACGGTAGTAAGTGACACTTACTTGTATCGCCTGCGAGTCGTGGGCATAATATCAGTCATAGCTGACACACAAAGGGGCGCTTATGAAATTGGGACCAAGCGGCATACCTCTCGTGAAGGTGGTCCCGCGCTACATGGAGCACAAGGGCGGGACGAAGTTTTACGAGGGCATCGCCTTCGAGTTCAACTCCAAGGTCGTGCTGGTCCGGCGATGGGGGCCGAACGAGGTCTTCAAGAAGAAGGACTCCGGCCCGGATGTGAAGATCGAAGTGATGGTGAGCGGCGAATCGCCGGAACGCGCCGTGAGTGTCGTCGAGTCTGAAAAGACGAAAGCGGCGAAGGGCTACAACCGGGTCACGGTCAAGCACGGGTTTCACAAGGCGATGACAGACGCTGGCTACGAGCTGGAGGCCGATGAGTTCTTGAAGGCGCTGGTTGAGCACTACGGGCCGTTGCGCGCAAGGCAGGTTCAGTCGTATTGGGCCGACTTGGAGGACATCGATCTATCGCAAGCAGTGTGGTCGGACCCGGCGATGAAAACCGCACCCGCGCCGGAACCGGAGCCTGAAGTCGATCGCGGTGAAGCGTGGGGTGTGTGGTAGCCAACCAACTCGGGAGAGTGCAATGAAGAAGAGAGAGCAGTTCGTGGACCTGGAGCGCTATCCGGCTGAACGCTCCGCAGCGGGCGACAACGCCTACTACCTGGAGCAGTGCAGCGTCACGAACTCGCGACCCTCCTATGCGGCGTGTTTGAAGCGCGTAGCGGATCGCAAGCTCGGCCGACTCGCGACGGAGTTCGCGGACTGTTCGGCCGCAATTGGCAAGAAGTGCTGCCCCGCGCAGATCATGCAACGGGCAGAGAAGGAAGCGGGATATGCGCTGTATTTCGTCCCGCGTCTGAAGTTGTTGGAGCACTCCGACCAGATGATGCTGAAGCAGGGCATCGACATGAAGGTCAACCGGAGTGCGCCGTTGTCGACGACGCCGCCCGCGATCGTTCGACCGGCAGTTGTAGCGCATGTGCAGGAAGAAGTGGTGCGAAAGTCGGTCGTGGTTCGACCGCCGATGCACCCGAACGAAACCCCGCTCGAATACGCCCGCCGTGTCGCGGGACTTGCGGTTTAACCTTTTACCTCTGGAGTCAGTCATAGATGACTTATACTAGCCAACAAGTGTTCGAAGCGATCGAACAAATCGCCAGCACGTCCAGCAAGAACGAGAAGACGCTCATTCTGGGCCTTCACATCGACGAGCCGCTTTTGCAGCGCGTATTGAAGGCGGCGCTCGACCCGACGATCTCGTATGGTGTTACGGGCATCAAGGGCCGCGACATCACGGGCGACGAACACGATGCAGGCGGCTTGTTCGATACGGGAACATGGGGCGTCATCGACGATCTCGGCAATCGCCGACTGACCGGCAACAACGCGCACGCGGCCATCGAAGGTGAAATCAACCGCCTCGACGCAAAGTCATCGCAACTGTTCGCCCGCATTCTGAACAAGGACTTACGCGCCGGTTTCAGCGAGTCTACGGTCAACAAGGTCAAGTCCGGCCTGATCCCCGAATTCCCCTACATGCGCTGTTCGCTGCCGAAGGCTGCGAAGCTCGACACCTGGCCCTGGACGCTCGGCGTCTTCTCGCAGGAGAAGGCTGACGGCATGTTCGCGAACGTCGATCACTTCGATAACGGCACGGTCGCGATCCGCAGCCGCCAGGGTTCGCCGTTCCCGCTGCAACACCTGGGCGTGCTGGTGAACAACATCGCGACGCATCTGGATCGCGGCACGGAAACGCACGGCGAGCTGCTGGTCTACCAGGACGGCAAGGTGTTGCCGCGCGAAGAAAGCAACGGTGTGCTCAACAGCATCCTGAACGGCGGCGCCCTCGAAGCCAATCAGGAAGTCGTCTTCTTCGCGTGGGACCAGATTCCGCTGACGGCCGTGCAGCCCAAGGGCAAATACGAATTCAGCTACGAGGCGCGCTTCACGGAACTGCTGCGCCAGCTCGAACGAGCAACGATTCAGGAGCAGGCGGTGCGTCTGATCCCGACCCGCCGCGTCTACTCGCTCGACGAAGGCTACAGCCACTATCGGGAGCTGCTGGCCGAAGGCAAAGAGGGCACGATCATCAAGCACCCGAAGGCGGTCTGGAAGGACGGCACGTCGAAGGAGCAGATCAAGCTGAAGCTCGAAGTCGATGTCGATCTGGTGTCCGTCGAAGTCGTTCCCGGCTCGGTCGGCACGAAGAACGAAGGCCGCGCAGGCTCGATCAAGATGCAGTCGGCGGACGGCCAGCTCGTCGTCGATGTGACGATCAAGAACGAAGCGCTGCGCGACGCGGTGGATGCGAACCCGCAGGCGTATCTGGGTCGTGTCTGGGCGGTGCGCGCCAACTCGATCATGAAGCCTGCCGCGAACGACGAGCTTCACTCGCTCTTCCTGCCCCGCATGGTCGAAGCAGGCTATCGCATCGACAAGACTCGCGGCGACACGCTGCCCGAGATCAAGGACCAGTTCGAAGCAGCGGTGAAGGCGGCGTAACCATGAAGCTCCACGAAGTCAACACACCGAGGACGGTCGGGAAGCTGAAGAAGCTCCTGGCCGAACTGCCCGACGACATGGAAATCAGCAAGGTCCAATCGGGCGAGCGTTCCCCGCTGAGGCTGAGCATCCAGCTTCGCGGCAAGGGCAATCAGCGTCGTATCGT